ACCCATAGTAAGGAATCTTTCATAATATTTCACTTTCATAATATAGATTATATTCAAATTATTCATCATAAGTTGAGTTCGCTTCAAGAGCAATCCAATAGTTTAGGGTATCAGCTTGTCTTTTGAAATGTGATATTCGTTTAGAAGAAAGGCGAACATCATAAGTGCCTTCCATCAATTTATTAAGATTTTCCATCTTGAATATCATACGGAAAGTCTTATCTGTAGCACCAACAACAGTTGAAAATGAATCTGATGTTGTATTTCCAGTATCCGCTACAAGAATACGAATCTCTTTACCATCACCTTGAACAACAACTTCTGGTAATCCAAGAGTATTAGCAGCATTGATGGTCTTCTTGAAAACATCCTCAGACAATTCAAAAGAAACTTCCGCATCTGGAAAGTCTATTTCTTTTTCTGGTGGAGTTTGGAACATCGAACTACTTCCACAATAATGATATGTCGATTCGTGATTACCATCTTTTATGGATACACTACTTTCCGAAAAATCTAATTCGGGGTCTTTGAACAGAGACAGAGTTCCAAGAAAACGATTCAATTCGTAAATTGGAAATGTCTTTGGGAAGTCCTCACTAATTTCTACTGAGGCCAGAATTGTGTTTAGAGGTGATACAGTCCTGAGAGTGCTACCCTCACGAAATTCTAAACTTTGATTGATATTAGCATAGTTCTTTAGGAACGATACTGTACTTTCACTTAACTTCATTGTGTTCTCCTTGAGTTTCACGTTTATAATGATTATCATGTAAGTATAACATAATAATAACATAATGAGCGACTTTTGTCAAGTCGTTTCTATTAAATCCACCCTTCTTACCATAACGCTGAGCGTATTTAATTATATTGCCGATACAAAAACCTTCACCGTGGCCAGCATCGGAAATAAATTCTGTTGATTGTATTTTGTTTTGGGCATAATGGGAAGTATAGGTTTTATCTATTGAATCCCATATTTCACTTAAATATTTGCCCTCATCAAAAACATAATCAACATCACTTTTTCTTTTTCTTGTTTCTAGTTTTGTTTCGTTTTCTTTTTTCATGACTACTTACTTTAGATGGGTCTGCTCCATGTGATGCGAATTCTAAATTTGCTAGACTTGCCATAGAACCAGAAAAGACATAAGAACCCATATGGCCTAGCTCCATCCACGGGCATAAGAAAATTTGATATCCCAATTTTCGAGCAAATTGACAGAAGAAATAATCTTCTGAAAGATATCTGTCACTACCACCAGCTATACTACCAAGATATGCTTCTGAATCAATTACAGTATCAAAATAAGCATGAATGTTCCTATCACCCTTGAAATGTTCAGAGCGATTGTGGTCTGGTTTATAACTAAATTGTGGATATGCTTCCTTGAAATCTAAAAATACTTGTTTCTTAATCATCATAAATCCTGTACCAATTTCTAAAGTATCAACTGGTTCAGATATTTGTATTTTGTGTGTATTTTCCACAGGATTAAAAACATAATCCCCTGTATATTTTTCAAGTATAGTTGGGTCATCATCCGCTAATCCAGTATCTACAGCATTTCTAACTTTTTCCCATGCTATACACTTTTTTGGATATGGGCCACCGATAATATCTTTATCAAGAGCAGCAAGTGTTAATACATCATTCGGGTCAAAATGTATATCAGCATCAATGAACATCAAATGAGTATAATGACTTCTCATAAACTCATCAACCAAATAATTTCTTGCTCTAGGAATAAGCGATTCGTTGAAAAGATAAAAGAACTTTAAATCCATTTGATATTTTGTAGACAATGTAGCAAGGTCAGCACATGCTTTAGAATACATTCCAGAACACATACCACCATACATTGGTGTACAAACCATTATTTTATTTTCTCTTAGTTCCTCTACAGGCACATTAACTTCCATAATTCTCCATTATAATTCACTAGATATAATAATAGGGTGTTACCCACAAGAGAAACACCCTGTATTATATATTACATATAATCTTCAACCTCTTCTGTTACTGGTTTTTCTTCCTCAGTTTCTTCCAGTTTGACAGTTTCATCTAACTTGGAGTACAAATCCATGAAAGTGTCTTTGGTTTGGTCATCGAAACGAGCAACACACATTGAGATCGCTTTCATTCTATCCTTGAAGATTGAAAAAGCATTTACAATGTGAACCAATCGGCGAGTAGAAATAATCTCATCAACTCCACCATCATAAAATGTTTTACGAATCAAATCCGCCCAATCAACCAGTTTTCCAGCATATTCTTCATCAGAACATCCAAGATTTATCATCAATTTTTTGATGATGTTTTTCTCGGTTGCTATGGTAGGATATTCCTGCTCCAGAGTAATTGGGAATCTTTCCAAGAATGCTTCGTTCAGAATGTTAGTTCCGATAAAGCGTCCATCTTCAGAACCTTTACCCTTAGTGTTAGCAGTTGCCATAACTGTAAAACCATCTTTAGGGCGAATCACTCGACCTTCTTTTTTGATAAGAAGTGGATTTCCTTCCAGAACAGGCTGTAAACACATAATTTTGTTTGACGCCAAATCGACCTCATCCAAAAGTAAGGTAGCACCACGTTCCATCGCTAGAACAACTGGGCCATCCTGCCAAACTGTTCGACCATCGACCAGAGCATAGTGTCCAATCAAATCATCTTCATCAGTTTCGATGGTGATATTCACACGAAAAAGTTCTTTTTTCAACTCAGCATGAATCTGTTCAATCATCATGGTTTTTCCGTTTCCTGACAAACCAGTAACGAAAATAGGATAAAAACTATTCGCTTTTTTGATAGTCTTCACATCACCATAATGACCAAATTTTACATATCCATTCACTTTAGAAGGAATATAAGATTCAGTATTTGAAGGGAATTTTATAACATTTGAAACCATTTTAGGTTTTTCTACTTCTGCTGGTTTAGCATAAGCAACTATACTTTCGGGTGTTTCGACAGAAGGCGACATTGATTCACCATAGGGGAAATCATACATCTTATCAGCGCTTCTTTCTGAGCGAGGAATTCTGTCAATCAGAAACCAAGGCTTCATTACATTCTTTGATTTGAAATCAGTTTCTTCTACAAATCTGAAAATATCATCTCTGGAAAAGGTACTGCTTCCACCAAGATAAGAGCGTAAAGAATCAATCGCTTTTTCTTGTCTTTTAGTAAAACTCATAACAAAATCTCCATTTGGGAGGGTTCACATAATATGAGAAAAGTCATCTTTTCTCATTTCCATAAGTATATTATATCAAAAGAGCATATCTTTGTCAAGTCTTTTCTTCACATTAAGCAACTTTTTTGATAAAAGCATTGAGAAGCATACGATTCTGTAACTTACCATTCGTATTCTTTTTCAAAGCTCTTCGGATAACCGCTTTAGTCGAACCGACTTCAATTTTATCCATATGGTCTACTTCATCAATCTCTAATCCTTTTGTATTGATGATATAAAGTTCATCATAAGATGTTTTTGTTTCAATCAAGAATTTCTCTTTACGAAACTTGGAAATTTCTTCATCTCTTGGATATCTTTCCATTATATAAGACATATCCCCAGCAGTTCTTCTACCAGTTCCAGAAGTCAGGAAAAATCCAAGAAGATTAATTCCAAGAGACTTTTTGAGTGCTAAGAGAAAAATTGAAGTGGTATCCATTTGTCTACCATTTTCTCTTTTAGGATAAGTTCTAGTTCTGGTTTCAGAATCATCGATGTGTAAATTTTCTCTATCAATCTGTCTTGAAACATTTTCAGAATCAAGATAATGATTATTTCTATTACTTTGACCATCAGTAAGAAACACAGCATTGACAATCTGTGCTTTTGTTCTAGTCTTAAATTCTTCGATGATTGTTTTAGCACAAATGATGGTAGCATCTAATGGTGTTCCACCCAAAGAAAAGTTGGTAGGAGCACCATAAAATGGAGTGTCATAACTCCTGTAACCATAATAATTTGAAAATGTATTAGCAACAAGCAATAGATTTTTATATGCTTGGTTTAGTTCGGGATTCCTCATCTTGGAACTAAACAATGTCATCAAACGGAGATTGTTGCTGATTATCAATTCATTTTTCTTGTAATTTGCTACCTTTTTTCCAGCAAGAGTTGTGTCATATTCAGACCTTGATTTTTCATTCCATATATCTCTTTCACCAGAATAATCTCTATAATGGTCAGAAAAAGCATAGACTTCAAAAGGAATCTGTACTTTTTGACAGAACATAGTCAAGTTTATCAACTGCTCGATTGTGTCTTTCATATATCCGTGCATCGAACCAGACCAATCAATGAACATCACCATACCATGATTTTTACCTTCTGGTAAATTTGTGATTTGGCGAAAAAGATTCTCACTATACTTGTAAGCGTGAATCTTATTCATATCAAGGTTTCCTTTTTTGGAAGCATATGCTCTACGATGAATATCAGCAGCTTTCCTCATTTCAAATTCTTTGACCATATAACTAATCATTTTGCTATTTGATGTTTTGAACTCTCTCAATAACTTGTTTCCAAAATCTACAGCACCATCTTGTGAATTGTAATACTTATTCAATTCTTCGTGAATAATCTTGTAATCAATGACAATCGATTCTGTATTGATTTTAGGAAAAGTCAGATACTTAGGAATTCTCACACCATCACTCATATCTGCTAATTCTTCTTCTTTAGCTCTAAATGCTTCATCAGTTAATGAGGTAGGGTCATTTTCTTCTTCATAATCAGAAAATCCTCTATCACCATATGGGTCACTTTCTCCACCTTCAAAATTGTTTGAAGAATTTTCGGATTCTTCTTCCGAATCTTCTTCAGAATCATTTTCTGAATTACCAGATGAATTACTTGAAGTTTCTTCCTCTGATTCTTCACCTTCTCCACGCTTTTCTTTTGAATCATCGCGGAAATCATTCTCTTCATTTACATCATCCTCAGACCCCTCAGACCCTTCAGATTCTTCTTCTCTTTCTCCATCTTCGTATTCATCAAAGTCATCATCTCCAAA